TTGCACTATTATAAGAAAACCAATTCAGTTGATTGATTCTACTACCACCAGTTCCATCAGGATTTACAGCAAATTCCGGATGGTCTGGATTAATATGACTATCAACAATTACAACATCAACATTCTTACCAGAGCTAGTAGTTTTAATTGATGAAGTTCTATTTAATGAAGCAGCAGGTTCATCACCAGTACCCCAATAACCATCTTGCTGTTTATCAACACATCTTTTTAAACCCCAATTCTTATAGGTATTAGTATCCCAAAGAAAATCTTTGGAATAAGTTTGATTAATATCTTCCCAACGTGGACCTACTTCAATACCTGGTTTTTCTATATGACTAACTCTGGGATCTTGTTTTAATTCTTCTACCTCTCCATCCGTTAATTTATAATGAGTGTTTCTACTAATAGTTCTTCTCTGAGAACATTCACATTTTCTAGATGGAATACTATCACTTCCATAATTCTCTTCCATCTGGGTATAGAAGTCATCTAAGTCGGATTTATCTTTTAATCCTACGATATACTCCTGTTCCATATTATGCCTCTAATTGAACAACTGTTAATGATACTGTGATTGTATTACTACCTGCTGCTGCTCTCTTATTTTTCACTTTAGCATAAATTGTTGTTCCTGGAGTTCCATCATCATTCCACCCAATTAAACCAGGAGTCATAATAAATGTGCTTGCACCAGCAGTAGTTGTATAAACCTCTGCAAGAACACCTGAACCTGGAGTTGGATCTGTTCCTTCTGCTCTAGCATCATCAGCAGTTCTCGTAGTATCATTTGTATAAAGAACAACCCATGCAGGAGCATCAATAGCAACCTTTAGTAGTGCATATGATTTAAATGCACCAGTAATATTTAAATCAGCAGAAGCATCTTTAGCAATACTACCAGTAGTGCCAGATTTAGTAGTTCTACTACCAAGTGATGTTCCTCCACCACCTCCACCAGTTCCATTAGCAGCAGCAGTAATTCTTCCTTGAGCATCTACTGTAATATCTGCATTAGTATAGTTTCCAGCACTGACAGCAGTATCAGCAAGATTTATAGTTCCAGTACCAGTAATTGTTCCACCACCCAATCCAGTTCCAGCAGTTATACTTGTTACAGCAGGAACTGGACCATTAATCCATTTAGTATTAGTTCCATCCCACTTTAATACATTATCTCCTACTGGAGTAGTGATATTTACATTAGTAATATCATCTAACTGAGAAATACTATTTGTACCATTAATCCATTTACTGGTTCCTGCATCCCATTGAACCGTATCACCAGCATTAGGAGTACCAGTAATTACTACATCAGTAAGATCAGTAAGATTACCAACACTACCAGTAGAATTTTCCCATCCAGAACCAGTGTATTTTAAGAATTGACCCGATCCAGGAGAACCAGTGATAGTGACATCACTTAATGAATTTAAATCAGTTGCTCCACCAGATGCTTGTTGTGACCATTGAGACCCAGTATATACTTCAATTGTATTGGTGCTATTATTATAGATCATTGCACCACCAGTAACACCAGTTAAGAGATCTCTTTGTGCAGTGTCTACAGATGGTGGTCTCATGTATCTTTTAGTAGATTCAGAGTTAGCATTTGCAAAATCAATTGCACATGTTGGATCTGCTATTCCAGCACCTATTTGACCATAATTATTAACTACAAATCTCTCAGATGCTAATTGGTTAACATTGAATGGATGTAATGCATCTCCTTGTATATAAATTCCAATACTTCTTGTAGAATGTACATCAAAGAAAGTAGAAACACCTGTTGTTGAAATTACATTTCCAAATAACTTTCCAGTAACATTACCAGTAACATTACCAGTTAAGTCAGAACTGAAAGAACCATTAACTGTTAAATCATTACCAACTAATAAATTATTACCAGCTGTAACATTTCCAGTAAATGTAGAAACACCAGATACATGAAGTTTATATGATGGATCTGTAATACCTATACCCAAATTACCATCAGCACTAAGACTCATTAATGGAGTAGATGGTCCATTGTGCCAATGGAAACTTCCAATACCACTATTTTGATTACCAGCATCTAGGTAGAAATTAATATTACCAGTATCATAGTTTAATAAATCTACTGATTTTCTTGTGCTATATTCAAATGTACCTGATTCGTTACCATATCTTAAAGAACCATATTTCTGAGATAACTCATCTGTTCCATAATTTATACTAGCAACATTTAATTCATTATAAACTGAAACACCTACTCCAGTAGCCTGAAGTCGTTTAATTGCACTATCATATAATCCACCAACAGTAGTAATACCACTTGATAATTGATTTGCAAATATAGTTTTAGCTGAATGAATATCACCCCAAGCATTACCACCAGATTGTCCTAAATCAACAGTATTACTTTGAGGGACTAAATTACTAGCAATCCTACCTGTTGGATATATTTTATCAGCAGCAGCATTACCTAGAGTAACATCTCCACTAAATGTTACATTTCCAGTAGCAGTTAATGTACCATCAGCAGATACATTTTTACAATTTATACTATTCTCAAATGTAGTAAATCCTCTAAGATTAGAACTACCAGATATGTCTAGTGCCTTTGCGAATAAAGTAGTTCCGGTTACAGTTGTTATACCAGCAAATGTAGAAACACCAGATACATTTAATTGATCTAATTCTGTATGTCCATCAACATCTAAATCTCCATTGGCATCTATGGCACCAGTGAATGTAGATGCACCAGATACATTCACACCATCAAGTTCACTATGCCCATTAACATCTAATCCAGTTAAAGTTCCCAATGAAGTTATGTTAGTTTGTGAAGCAGTTAGAACACTTCCAGTAACATCACCTTCTAATGGACCCTTAAATGTAGTAGCAGTTATAACTCCAACAATATTAGCACCACCAATAATATCCAATTTACAACTTGGTATTGTACTTCCTATACCAACATTTATTGCAGTATGTATTCCAGTTGACCCAGATACCCATCCATCAGTAGCAATAGCAACTATACCAGTCATTCCAGTGGCATCACCAACAAATTTAGTTGCTGTTATTACACCACTCGCAGCATCTATTTTAATAGTACCTGCAGTTATAATACCAGTAACACCCACATCTGTTAATGAAGCAATACCAGTAATACTCGCATTTCCACGAACATCTAATTTTTTCTTTGGAATTGATGTTCCAATACCTACCAGACCATTTGGATTAATTATAAAGTTTTCGTCGTCAACCTGAACACCATTTCTGAAGTTAAATGACTTAGTATAATTTGCCATTATAGTTTTTTAGTTATTTATCTGATAATTTTTGTTCTAGAACTTCAACTTTTACTGAAAGTTCTTTCACTGCCTCAATAAGTAATGGAATTAATTTCTCATATCTGACAGCATGAGTTCCATCATCTCTGATAGTTGTAACATCAGGAAGTTTAAGTGTTTCAACTTCTTGTGCTATTACACCAGTATCACCTTTACCCTCCCATTTAGATTTTGAGTTCCAATTAAATGTATTACCACTAATTGAAAGAACTTTAGCAAGAGGATCTTCAATGGGTGTAATATTATCTTTCAATCTTTCATCTGAAGTACTATAATATCCAATAATATCACCAGTAACACGCAATTCACCATCAACATCAACATGAGTATTATCTAATGTTAAAATCTCTTTAGCTGTTCCATTAGCATCTTTACACTTAAAGACTATACTACCACTATTTTTAGTATTATTAAATCCGAATATTGACTTATTACTTTCAATATTACCACCAGATTTAATAGTTGTAATACCACTTGCATTTATTGAAGTAGCTGTTAATATACCAGTTACAACAACACCAGTAGTAGTTGCTTGAGCTCTTACAGTACCATTACTATCTTTAATAGCACTAGTATCAATAGTAATAAATTTACCATGACCATTGAGATATGTATCAGCACTATAAGTACCACCACCCAATTTTGAAGTTGTAACAATACCACTAATACTAGAAGCATTAACAGTTCCATCAAAACTAGTAGCAGTACATACACCAGTTATTTTAAGACCATCACTAGTAAATTTACCAATATTAGTACTTGAAACATCAACATCAACAGTAGTACTTGCTAATGAAATTGTTTTAGATGATGCAATAATACTCTTATCAGTTGTTGATTTATGATAAAGTTCCAAATCATTGTCAGTTCCTAATAATATCTTACTATCATCAGGAAGTCTAATTGATGAACCAGCACCAATATTAACTGTCCCACCAATACCAACACCACCAGTAACTACAAGAGCTCCAGACCCAGAACTTGTAGATGCTTGCTTAGAATTAATTTTAAGTAAAGGTGAAGCTCCTGTTATATTAGTTCTTTCATCCTTTACTTGTATTTCATTACTAAATGTGACTGGTCCTTCAAATTCTGTTAATGCTGTATTAGATTTACCACCCTCTACAACTAATCTTTCTTTAATTAAAACTTCATCATAAACAACACTTAATCTACCAGGATCTTCACCTGCTATTGTTGGTACAGGAACATCATATGATTTATTTTCACCAGTTAGTGCTGATTGTTTTTGATTACCTACATAGAAATCACCTTTATTATTCATACCAGTGTAGACAACAGCACCAGCACCCCTTTCTTGAGACTGTGAAAGGAATTCTTCTTCCTCTGTAAGAGTTTTTACTTGAACCTGTGGTAGTGATGTTGAATAGTTACCTGGCCCATAACCAAGATATTCAAATGTATGACCTGATGCACGTAATATAGAAGGTCTATGGAATTCAAGAGGTATTGGTTTAATTTTCTTTATTGCAGAAGAATTATCATGAGATGAAATTATCGTACCAAATAAACCACGAACAACTGCCAATTCATCATTACCAGCACCAGTTACAGTACTAGTAGCAATTCTCATTATTTCATTATCAATCTGAATATAAGAACCATATGTGAATAACTTATTTAAATTATCAATTCCTGCTATTGAAAATTGTACCGTACTACTATTCACAGTCATAGAAGATTGTGTTAGAGCAGTAATATTATCAAATAATTTAACGCCTCTTGTTGAAATATTTTCATCATTTTTTTCAGAAATTGCATTATTTGAATCTAATCCATGTTTTAATAAATAAGCAACTGAAGATCCAGCAGCCCAACCAGTTTGTGCAGTAAATTTACTTGCAGGACTATTATTATCCTTTTCCTTAACAATAAATGTACCTATTTTCTCATTATTAGTAATATTATTTGCTTGGAATTTAGATCCTGTTTGTAAATCATGTGCAGAACTAGTAAATGTTGTTAACCCATTAGCATCAGTTACTGTTGTTGCAATTAAACTTCTATCAACAATAAAACCATACTGACTTGCAGATGGTAAAGTATCTCCAGAAGCTGCTGCAATTGTTACTTGATTTTTAGATACTACATTAGAGATTCTAAAATAACTATCAGCAATCGATCCATCTCCAGTAAATTGAATAACTCTATCTGAATATGCAGTAAAATATTTTGGTGATGTTAAATAACCAACTCCAGTAGTCTCTTGTTGTAATCTACCACCAGAACCACTAATACCTATAACACTTTTATCAAACCATGCATATTGATCAAATGCCATATTCCAACCTGAACCAGGTTCAGTTATTGAACAAGATGTTACCTTCCCAGTACCATCAACAACAACTGTTGCTCTGGTTCCATTCCAAGTAGTATCATCCTGTGTTGTTTCACTGGTATATAATTTTACATTATAATAAGTTCCAGTATTAAAATTACTATTAGTAGATAAAATAGCACCATCTATAAGACCACCCATAGTATGGTTCGTACTAAATGTTACTGTTGCTACTCCAACAGAAACTGGAGTAACAGAAGATACGGGATATCCTAGACCAACTTTTTTAATTAATTTATCAACACTTTCTCTAGTAACACTATTTTTAAGATCATTAGTTACAACCTTTCCAAGTGGAGATCTTAATGCAAATGTTTTTGATGCACGTGGATTGTCATCGACATTATCTCTATCAAGTTGAGGATATAAATCGGTAACATTTTGACTATAATTATAACCTGTAAACTCTTCAGTAACTGATACACTAGCATTTAATGGGTATCCATGATACACACCGTCCTTATTATCATCATACTCTTCAAATATTTCATTCCTATACAAATAAATATTAGATTTTAAATCAGTTCTTTCAAATCTAGGTAATGAGCTATTCCTAACGTTAAAATTATTTGTTACTGATGTTTGTAAAGATTTATTTGGATTATATTTAAATTCAGAAGAATTAATAATAGTATGGACAGTAAATTCACCATTATATCCACTATTAGCAGCACCAACAGTATTATCTGTAGTAGTGACATTCTTAATAGTTACTATATCACCAACATTTAAATTATGTGGTTTATCAGCTGATATTGTAACTAACTTTGTACCAGTTGCATCATAAGTACAAGAACTAATATATCTCAAATTTCTATTATAAGCAAAATCATCTCTTGTTAGTGTATCAGTTTTTGTAAAATCACCATCAGTTCTAATACCAGTTGTGCTAGATTCTTGAATAATAAATCCACTTTCAGGATTCTTAGAATTAGATGCTTCCTGTGGAATTGAAATTCTTAATTTATAAATCTTATCATCTAAATTTCTAGTATCTGCAGTTCTTTTTACAAAACTAGGTTCTGTTCTTAATACACTAGATAATGCTGCTAACTGACCATATATTGTATTTGATGCACCAGTTGAAGTCTGAAGATACCATTGATTATGAGTTTGATCATCATATTGAATAGGATGACCAATATCACCAGAAGATTTATCGGTTACTCTACTTAATACCTTTAAATTAGTTCCACCATAAGTACTAATTGCTTCATTTGCATCTGCATTAGTTTTTGATGATGCTAATTTAATTTCAGTATTACTGATTTTAATTACATAATATACAATATTATTTGCAATATTTTCTGGTAAATCACCATCACCACTTCTCAATATAACTTTTTCACCTGTTGAAAGTTGATGATTGCCAGTTGTCGTAAATGTATTAGATATTGGTGCTGATATAGAATATTCCTTTACACTAGAAAGAGTTGATGTTCCACCATGATTCACCATTAAAATAGGTGCCTCATAAGTACTATTATCAATTTTTACATATAATTTATCATTTAATTTTGCACCTATACGGTATCCTTGCGTTAAAGATGGTGGTTTAACATCCTCCTCATCAAATCCATAAAGATATAATTTATCAGTGGCAGTTGTATTAGTATCAATAGAAATCCAATCAATATCATCTTCTGTTGATGAAATTGCTTTTGGTGTAATAATATGAGTTAAATATGCCTTATCATCCTTCTCAAATGCATTTTTCTTAAATCCATCAGCAACTAAAGCTAACTGACCAAAGTTAGAGTTAGAGTTTGTAATAGATGCATCACCACCACTCTCTGCAGTGAAATGTTTATTGTATCCAATAGCAAATACAGATACTATTTGTAAAATAGCATCATTTGAAATAGTAATATGAGCTGTCTCCCATCCACTTCTATAAATTGCATCAGAATCTAAATGGTATGCTGTATTTGGATTTGTTGACGATGATTGTAATGCTAATGTAGAACCAAATGATGCATCAACAGATGCTGGACTATATTCTCTATTAGATTCACTATATTTTACAAATGCTCTATCATCTTTCTGTAAAGAAATACCAGTAAACTGAGCAACAACCATTGAACGGAAACCAGTTGCCTTACTACCATCAGCATTCATACCCTGCATACCATAAACTGAACGTAATGAACAGTTAAAGATATAAGGTGATGAACCATCTACAGTGTCAGTCTCAACAGTTGCAATAGCTGTAGTAATATTACTTGCTGGAGTAGTTAACTCAATATCATAACTTGGAAGTGTATATGTAAATACTTTTGGATCTGTTGCAGAAATAGTAGCAACTTTTGTAGATATATTATATGCTGGTGGATCAACATTTTGTATCTTAATTGGAGTTCCTACCTCAAGATTATGATCTGTTAATGTTGTTACTGTTACTTTATTAGATGGTACACCATTTTCTCCAGCTTGTACATTGGTTAATTGAATAGAATCAGGAGAAAAAGCACCAACAATTTCATATTCTGCTCTTCTGGACTTAAATCCATCAGGTTCTGCTGGAAATTTATTTGCAATATTTTTTGTAGATGCACTATTATAAGCTACAGATAGCTTATGATAATACATATCCAAATCAGTTATACCACTTCTATCCCATTTATTAACACCATCAGCATATTCAAAACATGTCAATTTATGGTGAGAAAATGTAGGTTTTGTTAAATTAACTTGACTTAGAAAATCTGAGTTATTAGTATATACTTTATCATTACCATCACCATCAAAAATAGAGAATTGCCAGAAATAACAACCACCAGTTATTCTGAATATAGCAGATTTTGGTGTGTTATTAGTTGGGTTTGGTACATATTTTGGTCTTATCTTTGTCTTTCTTAAATCCAATCCAACAATAGATACACCTCTTGGTACAATTACACCACCATGAATACTATTAAATTTATAAAGTATATTATCTTCTTGTGTTAAATCAAAATTAGATTCTAATCCTAAATTAAATTGATCAATAGGTACTTGAGAACCTCCAGGAGTTACACCTTTTGCTCCTCCCGAATTTTCTATTCCATATCCTGGTCTATTATCAACTATATGCTCACCAGGCATTAAGAGAATTGTAGTTTTCTCTACTAAATCATTATTATTTCCTATCTGATAGGAAAATCTTGCAGCTTCTATAAGAGCTCTTTGTAGAGTTTTAAATGGTCGAGTCTGAGAATTACCAGAATTAGTAATAGCATCTGTTGAATCTAAATCATTAGGACTCACATACAGAATACGACCTTCTACATTCTTGAGAAAATTATCTAACTTATTCAGTGGCATTGCTGACTTCTAATCTATTTCTATGATATATTTAGTAAGGCAGAGATTATGTTTCTGCACCACCTCCAGTTCTTTGTAATCTCACCCATTCTTCTTCCTCATTCAAATCAATTTTTCTCCTATTATCATGTTTATCATCACCAACAACTTCTCTTAACAAATTTTCTTCAGAAGACATAGAACTTTCCACAAACAACATATTTATACATGAGTATATACCAACCTATCATTAGGACAAGTAGAACGAACCACATTCAATACATTCATGAACTGTTCTGTATTATCGCATACAACTTGCTTAGTATCTCCTTCATTTGAATAAAGATAAAAAGTTTTCTTTGTGGGGTCAACCACACATTTCATTAAATATTCATCTTCCATAATTTTTAATAATATTCTAATTATATAATAATTTATATGCTAAAGAAATTCTCAATCCAGAAAATAATCTATGAGGTGCATCACTATAATGTTTTCCTATATTAGTGGGGAATAATACAGCACGATTAGATTTATAAGTAATTATTTTAGAAACCTCATCACTTTTATTATTAAGAAAAATTAAATGTCCCTGATCCTCCAATTCCCAATCTGGATTTGGATAATAAAGAAAAGTTACATCTCCATCATCATTATGAGGATTGCCGCATTGATTAGAAGTTTGTCCATTAGCATATATCCTCTCAATAGAATAATTTTTATCTAATTTATCACAAATAATTTTAAAAATATACTCATTAAAATATTTTTTTTCTTCTAGATAATTCACATGCCAAAACCTTCTACCTAATCTTCCTCCAGTAAAACTCCATTTATTTGAATTTATTAAAAAATTATAAACTTCTTCCCTAATATCTTCAGAGAAAAAATCATCAAAAACTTGTATATCATCCATAATTATTTTGAACCTAAATCAAAATTAAAGGATACGGATTTTCTAATAATATCAGAATTATGAGGTGAAACATAATGTAGAAGATGACCAGGAAAAAATATTATATCACCAGCACTAATATCAGGACTCCACTCAGATGGATAATCTAATATAGTTCTGCAATTAATTGATAGATTTGTTTTATTTCTATCATAAAAACTAAAGTTACTAAAATTATTTCCATCATTTACAAAATAAACACAAGCAAAATCATTTAAGGAATGATCATGCATTTCTTGAAATCCACCCATCCCATATTCATTTAACCACATATCTGGTATATTAATAGTTGCAGATTTGCCTATTTCTTTTACAAATATCTCAAGACTAGGTTTTAATATAGGTAAATATTTTTTTGGATCTAATTTAAAAGTTTCAACTCTACAACAGTTTGTCCACCCATACTTAGTTTTTTCTTTATTATCATCATTATCCAAAAATAAATTAAATTCATCAGCATTAGGTACTTTAAATTGAATAAAAAAGGAAGATGGAAATATAATATTTAATAATTCATTCATTTTTTTATATTATTAATAAGATAATCATTTATCACAACACAATCCAATTCAGTTTCTTTTAAAATTTGAACAGCATCAGATATTGTAGATAATATTGGTTTACCTCTACTATTAAATGAAGTATTTAATAGCACATTTGTATCAGAAATCTTACCAAATTCAGTAAGTAACTGATAGAAATGTGAATGAGATTCTTCTGTAACTGTCTGAAGTCTTGCTGTACCATCTACATGAGTGATGGATGGAAGTGTATCCACTTTAACCTTGACAGCAAAACTCATATACTCCATATTCTCAAAGTCTCTAGACTCAAAATACTTATGAGCATCTTCCTTCTTACAAAAAGGTGCGAAAGGTCTATACCATTCTCTATGTTTTACTTTAGAGTTTAATATATCCTTCATTTCAGGAATACTAGGATCACACACAATAGAACGATTTCCTAATGCACGAGGACCAACTTCAGAATCACCATAAACCAACCCTATTATTTTACCACATTTTAATAATTTTGCAATATCTTTTTTACTAACCTTCTTAATATCATAATCTTTCAATTGATCTATATCAAGTAATGGTAATCCATTATAAGTAATATTAACCTTTTCTTTTGGTTTTTGATAAGAAAATATATGTCCTAATGATAACCCACCATCATTAGGATTTGGTGGAACATATACTTCTCTTTTATATCTATCTTTAATTTTTTCATTAATAATAACATTCAATGCACATCCACCAGTCACTACTAAAGGCATATTGTTATCATACTTATCTAATTTTTCAAATAAAATATCCTCCATAGTCTTTTGTATTGTTGCTGCAAAATTTTGACCTTCCTTTTCTTTGTATAATTTATAATTTGATATCTGTTTTTTAATTTTTCCATCCTTTTTTATAAAAAATTCACGAAGATGTGGTAATAAATCTTCATTAATAATTCCATAACCACAAAGACCCATCAATTTACCAGCATAAGATTTTATTCTTAACCATGAATCATAATATTCGTATGGATCTACCAATCCAACCTCATTATCATCATATCTAAAAGATGGTTTATTGTTTAGTATTTCTTTAATTAAAGATGCACTAGACCAATATCCTCTACCCATATTAATTGGAATCTTCTCCAATAACACGATGCCATCAGAATTTCCCATATAAAAATTAAAATACTCACCTTCTCCACCACCATCATAAGAAAGAATCAATGCTTCTTTATAAGGTGATTGATAAAAAGAAGAATATGCATGATTAAAATGATGATTTGTAAATGTTAGATACTTATCAGATTTAAAAACATTTTCAAATACTGTTCTAGATCTCTTCCACCCCCAATTAATTAAAACACATTCATAGTTATTTTCTATACCCCAAAATTTGGTAGCAATATCTTGACACTCTTCTAAAAATAATTCAATTTCTGAAAGATTTTCAAATATAGGATTATATTGGATTCCAGCATATCTTTTTTTTAATAATCTTTCTACTTCAATAATATGATACTGATTTGTTTTTGCGTTAAAAAATGTAATATTAGAATCATGTCCATCATATATACTAACTATATTTTTCATCTTTTTCAACAATTATATGTGCTTCATTTGAATTAAGAAGCATGGTATCTTTAAGTAAATATCCATTATTATATAAAAATTCACTCACAGTATCTAAAGTAGAGTCTGAATCATATCTATTATTAACAATATCAACTTCACAATAAATTGTATTTACATTTTTTAATTTCTCACCAAAACTACGAAGTACATTTAACTCTGCACCCTGAACATCTATCCACACCAAATCAATCATAGAATCATCCAAGTATTCATCCATCCTAATAGAAGGAACGTTAATAATATTATAATTTAAAATTTCTTTTTTTATTGGTCTATGCATAGAAGAGACTCCACCCAAATCAGGATGACATTTATAAAATAGTTTATTATCTGAAGTATCTGTAACCATTTTTTCCACTAAAATAATTCTATCAGATTTTTCAATATTATCCCTACACATCCAAATATGATCAGGATTACATTCAAATGCAGTAATAGTTGCATTTGGGAATAAAGAAGCAAATGTCAAAGATTCTTGGCAATCATAAGATCCAATATCAATAACTGTTTTAAAATCTAAAACTTTGGATTTATTTTTCTTAAGGTATCTCTCTAAAAAAACAGTCTTATGAAAATCAATTAACAACTCTTGTCCATTAATTCTAACTTTTTTTTCATATGTTTTATACATGTTCTTTCAGTAATTCATTAACATATTCAGACATACCTATACCTTTAAGGTTATTAGTGAGTTTTTGATATAGATCAAAATTCAATGATATCAAAGTACTTGGCCTAAAACCAAAACTAAATCTATCACATTCACTACCAACACAATGCCAAAAATAAGGTGCAGACTTAGTTATTGTAAACTGTCTCACTGTAATACCTTTATCATCATAATCAGTAATTATCTCATCTTTTTCATGATCATAATATCTAAAAAATGATTTTTTATCTTCACTTGCCCAAGTAATATAAATTCTTTCACCTGGTGCTTCACAATTAGTATGCCATCCCATATATCCTGTTGGTGGATAATATATTGTATTTCTTATATCAACTTTTTCACTTTTGTATATATTTTCTATTATATCTTTTACCTTGTAAACTTGTTTCTCATATCCCATATCCGTTGGGTCCCAATGAACCGAATTATGTGTATCATTAGTATCTAATGGATATTTTCTATTATAATGTTTTAAAAAAACATCTTCAGTTATTTCATCTTTCCATTCAGGGACTGTTATGTAATTCTTTTTAACATCATTTTGATATTCAAGAAATGATTTAACATGTTTACAACATGGTACTATCAATTTAGCAAGTTTTTCAACCACTTCTTGATCAAGTGGATTCCTAGCAAATTTTATCATAATAGTTTAATAAAGTTAATAAAAAATAATTCAACCAAGTTCTAATATAATTATAGCACCTCCAATTCCACCCTGTTGATTACCTCCATTACACCCATTTCTATCACCACTATGACCTCCTACAGATCCTGCACCACCTTTACCATATTTACCCCAAAAACTACCACTAGTAATTCTATTAAAGATTCCTGTAGGACCAGTTTCTCCTACTAAATCACCTGAACCACCTGCACCACCTGCAGCAGCTCCACTATATCCTGCACCTTGACCGCCACCGCCATAACCTGCGGTAACTCCACCAAAAGTAGTGTTTCCTCCATGTGCACCTCTTCCACCGTCTGCTATCCCACTTGGATCATCACAATCATGTCCACCAAGTATAGCACCACCTCTACCAACACTATAAGCTATAGTAATTGCTGCTGTGTTATTTGTATTCACATAAAATTTGGTTCCTCCAGAACCACCAGCACCACCATAACCAGTAGTAGGAGAATTATCTTCACCATCCCCATAAGCTCGGAAACCAATACCACCTCCTCCTCCACCACCAACTAATGCTGCTACAACAGCTTTACACCAACTTTGAGTAGTATGATTTCCAGTGACAGCATTACCACTAGTAGCAACAGCATTATTAACATATGTTGTTACTTTAGATCTACCACCCCAAATGTTAGTGTTTCCACCCTGAAAAATAGACATTAATCAACCTCCTTCAAAACCATAGAATATTTTTTACCTGTTCGATTATTTATCATATAAATATTTTCCTCTCCTTCTTGGAGTGTCCAATCTCCCCATGTTCCATCAACATCATTACCACCCTTTTCTTTCTTTCCCTCATTTGACAATTGTAAGTCATTAACATATATGTTTCTCCAACGACATGTTGATGAACCTAAATCATATGCATCATTAGTGGCAGGTATGTTATTCTGTCTTGATCCAAAGATTTGCTGCCAAGCTGTAGTACCGCTACCATTTGTATTTCTATGCCATAAACTGGTCGTATCAAAAAATTCACTAGCAAACTGTTGTGCATAGTAATTGGTGGTATTGCTGTGAGTATTAGAAAGCAAGTGATACCAACTATTATTAGTAGTAGGCCATCCCTCTCCTGTAGTCCCTGATGCTGTTTGATAAAAACCAGAGTCCATTCTGTTTGTAATATTATCACAAGTTTGAATTATAGAAACACCACTACCAGCAGGAAGATTAGTTAAGTTAGAACCATCACCATAGAGATAATTAGCATGAACATTGTTCCATTTACATGAGGTACTACCTAGATTTCTACCCACGATGGCCATCGGTAGAATATCAGAAGCAACTACAGCCTCAAAATCAACCCAATCTGTAATAGCATTACCTAATTTTGTATTGCCAGTAACACATAAAGTGTCAGTCTCCATGTAAAACGCATACTGACATTGAGCACTAAGTGAATTTGTACTTGGATTGTACGTTAAACAACTACTAGTACTATCTACTCTTAGTTTACAGTATCCAGTAGCACCAGGATTAGTAAATGGTATTTGATAATTACAATTAGTACTAGAAGTGTCTATATCAACGCAAGTGGCACAAGTGGCAAGACCACCACTAGCAGTAGCAGTAACACCACTTAAGTTAGAACCATCACCAATAAAGTAATCAGAATAAGTACATCTCCATCTGGTAGCATTAAGTCCCAAATCACGAGCACTATCAACTGCTGGCATTAAATGTCCATCTGAATTTACACAAAAACTTACTACAGAACTACCTCCACTTTGAACAGCTAATCTAAATTGACTATTACAACTAGAACCAGCAGTTGTTCTAAAAAATGCCATTTCTCCAGATTTACTCTGACTACCACCACTATTATGAGTATAGAAATTTATACAAGCTCCTGAATTTGCACAACATGAAGGAGAGTATAATCTAATATGTTCACAGTTACCAGTATTTCCAACTTGGCTACTGGTAACTAGAGCACCACATTCAATCTTAAATGCTGTTCGGTCTGCATCGGCATTAGGATAGTAACACATAACAGAACCATATCCTGTTGGTGATGAACCATCAGAATGTTTCCATTTTAAATATGCCCATTGTCTATTACTAGCATCACAATGATCACTAAATGAAATCTTTGCTCCATCAGCAGCATTGGTTGGTGTTGTTAATGTTAAACCATCGGCACTATTAATATGGACAGCACTACAAGCATTAGCATCCATATTCCATCCTAATGTATTATTAGTATTATTGTAATATAAACAAGATGTTGCAGCAAGACTTCCACTATTATTAAATATTACTTGATGATCACTACCTGGTGCCGTTACACTACCAGCAGGAAGATTAGTTAAGTTGGAACCATCACCATAAAGTTTATCAAAGAATCCACATCTCCATCTGGTACCAGTAAGTCCTAAATCATGTGTACTATCAGCTCCTGGTAAAGTATGTCCAGATGAATTGATGCGAAGTTTTTCACTACCACCAATTTCCCATATATGAGCACCAGAAGCAGCGTTGTACATTAAATCAGCACCACTTGCTCTTAACCAGTTAGCATTATTAGTTCCTGCTGTACCTGTACTTCCAAGAGTTAACCTTAAATCATTAGCACCTGCAAATTCTGCATATCCATTTGATTTGATGCTAAATGCTTCTCCACTTCCACCAGTTCTTATTTTTAATGAATCATCATTAAAATCGTAAGTTATAAATCCTCTATTAGAACCACCTACTCTATTGAAATTAATTTGAAAACTATCAGTATCATCAGAAGGAATCAAAGATATTCCTGTTGATGATCCTTTCTTAACTGTTAAATGAGAATCTGGAGCATCAGTTCCGACACCAAATAAACCATCCTTATAAACCAATCCCGTACTATCAACTTCAACACCATCATAATTACTGGTAGCACTACCAAAATGAAGATAATGAGTTCCTGAATCTCCAGTATCATCTGTTATCTGTACGCTATTAGCACAAGTAGCAAGAGTTGCATTACCACTACTAGCACTAACATTAGTTAAGTTAGAACCATCACCAGTAAATGTTTTAGCATGAATATTTCTAAAACATTGAGTAGTACTACCCAAATCACTTCCACTAGCATCACTAGAGCTAGTTGCATTATGAATAGGTAAAATATTCCAACCGAGACCAACATATTGTGATTTATTACTACAAACCCACAATGCAGGTTGATCATCTGATGCATTAGGACTGTGTAATACATTAGTAGAAAATGCTCCACCTATAGCAAGATTTTCTCCATTAGAACCAAAATTACTTACCGTAGCATGAATATTAGCTCTTGGAGCATCTGCATCCTCAGATTCCATTACTTCAATAACATCATGTGGTCGTGAATTAGCCGTATCACTACTTGCCTTAAATATAGCAGCATATGGTCTTCTTACAGTAGCTGTAACCTGGAATGAACCCAATTTCCACAATCCTTTCTTTCTGGCAGCAGTTCTTAAATTCTCATTTACAGCTCCTTCCCATGCATCATAACTGGTCAAAACACCAATCTGACAATTACACATTCCATCCAATGCAGTAGCTAGTGCAGTAGAACAACCACCATTTACATAAACATCATAATTTGTTGCTGAAACTTTACATATTTCATTACTTGTAGTATTAGTGCAAAATATTACTAATTCTAATCCCCTAGAACTTCCAGCAGATTGGTCTGCTCCATTTAATAAAACCTTTCTATCGGCATTGTTATTTAATCCCGTACCTCTAATATAAAAATCAGCATTTTTAACATTACCACTATATCCAATATATCCCTTTATATTTAAATCATTCCACTGTAAACTCTGACTACCAATACTCTGACTATCTGAACCAGGAAAAACATCACCTGTACAGGTAATTTGTAAAAGAGTTGAGGTTCCAACATCAGACCAACTCTTTGATAATTTAAATTTATTAGAATCACTATTATCAACACCCAGTGCATATCCCATAACAGAATCTAGGTCAAATGATATGAATGGATCTCCACCAGTACCTCTAGTTTTTAATGTTATGTTCGAATGTGAATTTGCACAGGCACATAAGTTATAAAGATAAATGTGTGGAATACTAGTATTATTAGGACTAGTATATGTACTTGATTGTGATACCATACACAAACCATTACATGCATTAACCCATTGAAATGTTGATGAAGCAGCAAGAGCTCCTGAACTATTGTATATTATTTCATGATTACTACCTGGTGCTGTTACACTACCAGCAGGAATACTAGTTAAGTTAGAACCATCACCATAAAGTTTATCAAAGAATCCACATCTCCATCTAACTGTATTTGATCCAAAATCATAACTACTATCTGCACCTGGTTTAACATCTCCACCTGATGTGATGCGAAGTGTTTCATCTAACGTTTCATCATTCTGTGATACATAGAATGCTAAATCAGTATTAGTTTCATCATCAGTTGCACCTGGTTTTACAGCAGCAATTCCAGCACCAATTTTTGCTACACTGTTAGTTGCTGGTTTAAATACCAAACCAACACCAGAACCACCTAATTGATCGACTGTATTTGAAGGATCAACTTGTGTAATTTCAAGAGGAAAATCAGGAGCACTAGCATTAACAATTTGATATGATGAGGTTATTTTACCATCTTCATCAACTCTGAATCTTTCTGTTCCATTAGCACCTTTTCCATCTGCTGTTACACGGAAATACTTAGCAGTATCATTATCATTTGCATCAATTTCAATTTGAATGGAACCTGCAGCTCTCAATGTGACTGTCTTATTAGAATCTCCATTTTCGATTGCAGGATAGCCTGATATATTATTTTTAATAAACAAACCTTCATAAGAGTTTACAGTTATATCACCAAATTGTGCTATTGTTGTATTAGTTCCTTTTACATCCAAATTTGCAGCAGGAACACTAGTATTAATACCAACTTTACCACCTAAAGGATTAAGTACTAATGGTTCTGGACCACTAACTCCCGTACCACTATCATCAGGAGTATTATCATAGGATGCTTGAATCCACCCAGCCCAAGGTGTAACATCCATAGTACCAAACTGTAGTCTTACATGAGAATTACTTCCTGCTAAATTTAAATGTCCTTTACCACTAGCATCTTCAAAACTTATTTCTGACATATCTACGCCAGTTGATTCAATCCATAATCTATGATCACCAGAATGTGCTCCACCATGTTGTATGGATAACTTACCATCATTATAAACCAATCCCGTACTGTCAACTTCTACACCATCAAAACCACTGGTAGCACTACCAAAATGAAGATAATGAGTTCCTGAATCTCCAGTATCATCTGTTATTGCTACATTATTAGCATTACTAACAGTTCCAGGTACTGCCGAAGCTTGCCATGTAGGAGCACTTCCTGAACCATTACTTGTGAGTACCTGACCTGATGAACCATAGTTTTCACCACTCAATCCAATTTGTCCAGCATTACTGATTCGAAGATATTCTGTTAATGCACTACCACTTCCAGTAGCACTGGTTTTAAATACAATTGCACCATCATCATCAGCACTAAATGCTTGTATACCTGCAACATTATCACCAGTATTAGCAAATATAACTGCACCACAATCATTAATAGATGTTCTACCACCTTCAAGTCTTAATACTGCAGCATCACCAGTTTTATCATTGTGTATATGTAACTGAGTATTTCCTGAAGTATCAGCATTATAAATTTCAAGAAGTGAACCGGGATTATTAGTTCCGATACCAATATTACCACCTGATGTGATGCGAAGTTTTTCTGATATCTCATCTGGCGTATCATTATCCTTATCAGTAGCAAATACTAAATCAACAGTATTTTGTCCTCTGTCATGGGCATAGATTCTAGCATCACCACTTCTTTTTGTTCTTAATTCTATTCCATGATAATAATTATCATTACCTCCTTCATCTTCAATTCTTAAACAAGCAGTATCATCTGAACCACCAGCATAAGTAATGCTATCTTTACCTGTTACACCAACATATAATGGAGCACCTCCTGTTGTTGCACTACCAGCATATTTAATCTGAACGTATCCGTCTTTTGTAATACGAAGTCTTTCTGCTATTGTTCCAGCATCATTTTCTGTTAAGAATGCTAATTCACCACCATTACCATTAGCATCTTTTTGAATACCAGCAATTCTAGCGTATCTACCACCGCTAGAAGTTCTCCATTCAATTTGGGAATATGTGTCATCTGTAGTTGATTTATTTTGCAATTGAATACCAACACCATGACCAGTAGTTAAATCATCTGTGGCATCTGTTCCAGCAACACAAAGAACATGGTCAGTATCAGTTGCCTGACCAATATTTACTCTACCA